CGCGGGCCTTGCTGCCGCAGGCGGCGTGCGGGCCGGCCTCGAGACGCTGACCGCTTATCAGAATGGCCTGATCGCAATCCAGAAGAAGGCCGGCCGGGCGGAAGACCAGATCGCGGCCGTGGGCAAGGAGGCGCGCGCCCTCGCATCCGGCGGCCTATTGGCTGTGCCCCTGGAGGGGATCCTCTCCGCCTATGAAAGGGGCGCCGCCGCGGGCCTGCCGCTGGAGGAACTGAAGGACTTCGCCAGTCTGTCGGCGAAGGCGGCGGATGCGTTCGAAATGTCCGAGCAGGACGTTGGGAATGCCGCCGCCGGATTTAAGGTTGGCCTTGGCATTTCCATGAAGGAGATGGAGCGCTATTTTGATCTGATCAACGCGCTGGCGGATAGCGGCATCAGCGACGAGCGCGATATCATCAATTTCCTGGACCGCGCCGGCGCCTCGCTGAAGAATTTCGGCCTCAATGCGCAGCAGGCGGCGGCCTATGGCGCCACGTTGCTCAATCTCAAGATCGCGCCGGAGACCGGGGCGCGGATGATGGGGGCACTGACCTCCAAGCTCATTGCCCCGGAGAACCTCTCCGACAAGGCCTATGCTGCCTTGCAGGAGGTGGTGGGTTCAGTGCCGGCCTTCAAGAAGGCCCTTAAGCAGGATGCACAGGGCGCGCTGGTCGGCTTCCTGGGCAAGCTGGACAAGTTCGACAAGTTCAAGCGCGCGCGCGTTGCCGGCGCCCTGTTCGGCCAGGAGTGGGCTGACGAGGTCATGCGCCTGACCGATGGGCTGGACGAGCTGATGCGCAATCTCGGGCTGGTGAAAGGAACCGACTGGTTCGGCTCCCTCGACAAGTCCTATCAGCTCAAGCTCAATTCGCTTACGGCCCGCTGGCAGGTCGCGAAGAACCAGATGTCCGATCTCGTCATCGAAGTGGGCGTTATCGGGATGCCTGCGCTCGAAGCTGCGCTCACCGGGATCCGGACGACGCTGGACGAGGTGAAGGCAGAGGCGCACGTCTTCGGTGACACGCTCGACATGCCGGAGATTGAGGCCGCGAAGGACGCGGTGTCCGGCCTGCTGGACGAGATCAAGACCCTGTTCGGGCTCGATACCGAAAGCTCGGAAATCCGCCAATTCTTCAAGGACCTGGCGGGTTCCGTCAATGAGGTGGCCCGGCTCATCAACGCGATCACCCCCGTGGTGGATTTCATCCTGCACCCGGAGAAGGGCATCACGCATCTTTCGCCGGAAGAGGTGGAGAAGCGAAAGGCCGAGCACGCTGCCGCGAACCCCGGAGGCCCAGGCCTGTTGGAGCGCATGCAGGCCGGCGTGCAGGACATGGTCGATCCCCTCGTGGCCGAAAAGCCCGTCCAGCGACGCCCCCGGGCGGTGAGCGCGCCCGAGCGTCACACCGGCCTGCTGCCGAGCATGCAAGATGGCTTCATTGCCACGCACGACTGGATGCAGCAGCAGCATGCCAAGGTGACGGCGCCCGCCCCGCAAGGCCCGTTGGCGCCTTGGGTCCAGGACGAGGCGCGCGCCGCCCTATCCGGGCTCTCGCAGGGCAACGATGCGATCCGCGCGCTATATGGCGCGCGGGATGGGGCGGACACGGACGCCGCCCGTGCGCCGCAGATTTCAGGCCCGGCGCCTGACTCTCCGCAGGCGCCGGCCATGGGACCGGAGAATAAGCTGCCCTTCACGCCGCCCTCCGCTGCGGGTGCCCCTCTCACTCTTCAAATAGAGGATGCGTCCCTCGCCGCGCTGCGCGCCGTCATGGAAAGTGCCGGACCGCCCATGGAGGTGGCGAGCGGCCCTCTCACCCTTCAGGTGGAGGATGCGTCCCTCGCCGCGCTGCGCATCGCCATGGAAAGCGCCGGGCCGCCCATTGAGGCGGCGGGCGCCTCCGCTGGGCAATCCATCATCGACGCGGCCCGTGCGCTGACGGAAGCGGCGGCGCGGATCGGCGAGGAGGGGCGCCGTGCGGCGGACGCCATCTCGGCGGTGCGCATCCAGGCACCCACCATGCCGTCCGCGCCGCGCGGGGCAAACGCCAACCTCGGACAATCCATGCCGACCGCCGGAACGCCCGGCGGCTGAACCTGCTGGGAGAAACACATGCGCGCCTGGGACCTGGCCTTTCGCCGCGCCTCGTTCCGGGGCGCGCAATTTTGGGTGGAGGAAGACGGCCCTGAGAAAGGGCGCCGCATCGCGGTCATGCCGGTCTCCGGCGGCGATGTGGTGCTCACACAGGACATGGGGCTCGCGCCCATCGAATTTCGCGTGTCCGCCTATGTGGCGAGCGATCGCGCGGACTTCGAGGGGCTTGCCCTGGAGGCGGCATGTTCGGCCTCTGGCCCGGCGCGCCTCGTGCTGCCCATGGATGCGGGCCTTTCGGCGCATTGCACCTCCTGCCGCAGGAGCCGCTCCAAGGACCGAAACGGATATGTCGCCTACGACCTCTCCTTCATTCCCGCCGGCACCGGCGGGGTCATCGCCGCGTTCGGTCTCGGCGCGGTGCGAGATGTGTTCGCGGCCGGCGTCGACGCGGCGGCCAGCCTGATTGCGAGGGACTTCTGATGGCGGGCGACTTTCTGGACGATCTCGTCGCGCGGTTTATCGCCGATGCGGATGATCTGGCCCAGGCGCAGCGTCTCGCCGTCACCCGCGCGGGCGGCGGGGAAGTGGGCGCACGGGCCTATCTCGATCTCTGCCGCCTCGTGGGCGAGAGCGCGACCGACACCGCCGGCCTCATGGCGGCGCTGGACGATCTCACGGGCGCGCCTGTGCTCGACCGCATCGGCGGCCTCGTGATCGTCTGCTTCGCCGCGGTGCGCGCGGATTATGCCGCCCGGCAGGATGCCCAGGCGGCGCGCACTGCGCTCGCGGCGCGGGCGGGGGATGTCTTCGATCCCGCCGGCGCGGCGTTCGGTGCCGACATGCTCACGTTTCTCGTTCGTCTTGCCGGCGAGACGGCGGTGCAAATCTCCGCTGTGGCGGCCACGCGCGCGCCTTTGGTGCGGGTGGAGACGGGCGTGTCGCTGCCGTCCTCGCTGCTGGCCTATGACCTTTATGGCGATCCGGCGCGGGGCGCGGAACTGGTGGCGCGCAACCGGAGCGCCACGCCGCTGGTGATGCCGATCGCGCTCGAGGCTCTGGCGAGCTGACCATGGCCTTCGAGACGATCACGCTGATGGTGGGCGGCGCGCCGCTCCTCCACCGGCGCTGCACGCTGACCGCGAGCGCGGAACAGGCGGTGCGGCAGGCGAGCTTCGATCTTGCCTATACCGGCCCGAGCCTGCCGTGCCGCGAGGACGCGGCCGCCACAGTGCTCGTCGGCGGCGCCCTCTGGCTCACGGGCTATACCCGCGACCTCAATTGGGCGCATGACGCGGAGACGCGCACCTATTCCGTCTCGGTGGTTTCCCGCACCGTCGATGCGACCGAGGCGAGCATCGACCACCCGACCGGCTTTTTGGAAAACTGCGACCTCGCCGCCATTGGCAAGGAGTTCGACACCGCAAATATTGGCGTCGAGTGCATGGTCCAGGCCGTGAAAAAGGGCCTGCACCAGATCATCCCGGGCGAGACGCTGTTCGCGACCCTGGAGCGGGAGACGCGGGCGCGGGGGGCGCTGATCTCGGACACGCCGAAGGGCAAGCTGCGCATCACGGACAAGCCGGAAGGCCGGCATGCCGGCGTGCTGCAGCGGGGTGTGAACATCCTGCGCGCCAGCGGCACCCTCTCGGGCCGGTACAACTACGACAAGGTCAAAGTGCGCGGTCAGGCCAGCTTCGGGACGCGGGGCGGTGCGCTGTCGCCGGAAGCCGAAGCGCGGGGGACGGCGGACCGCAAGCGCACGCTCATCATCTATCACGAGGGCGAGGCGGAATCGGGTCGGCTCAAGAAGCGCGCGGGCTGGGAAGCCAAGCGCGCGGCGGGGCAGGGCACATCCGCCCGCGTCACCCTGGCCGGATGCCGGGACGCGGGCGGCATGGTCTGGACGCCGAACTACCTCGTGTCGGTCATGGATGACTGGGGCGGCCTGGCGCAGGACATGGTCATCGCCTCGCTCCAGATCGAACAGGATGCCGAGGGTGGCACCACCACGGAATTGACGCTCAAGGATCCCCGGGCGCTCGGCGGCGAGAACCCGCGCGGGGACAGCGCCCCGGGCTGGGGTGCGCCGGGCGAGGCCGAACCCGAATATCGCGAGGATTGAGATGGGCTCGGACGCCAATGTCACGCGCATGCTGCTGGACGGCGGGGTGCAGCACAAGAACGGCCAGCAGTTTCTTTCCGGCAAGGGGCTGGCGGGCGAGCGCTTTCCCCGCGTGCACAGGGTGGAGCCGCACGGCTTCACCTCACACCCAGTGGCGGGCGGCATCGCCACGGTGATGCAGGCGCGCGCCAACCGGGACAGCGTCTATGCGCTCGGTGGCGCCCACCCGGATCTGGTACCGGCCCTCGGGGTGGGTGGCACCGCCATTTACGATCATCTCGGTGGCATCGTCAGCGTGGTCCAGAAGAAGGTCCGCATCATCGCCGACGAATTCTATGTCACGGCGGAAAACATCATCCTCGAAGGCAATTGCAAGCTGGGCGGCCCGGGCGCCGACCGCCCCGCCTCGGCGCGCGGCACCCTGGACACGGCGGGCGCCTCCGACACGGCCAATCTCGCGACCAAGGTGTGGGTGATCTGATGCGCGTCATCCCCCTGCCGCTCGAAACTGAGCCGCTGCTGTCGCCGGATCTCGTCTGGGACGGGACCATGGCGGACCTCGCCATCGATCGCGCGCGCGGCGACCTCGCGTGCAACGCGGCGCTGGTGACGGCCGTCATCATCTGCCTTCAGACCGACCGGCGGGTGGATCCCTCCGAGTTGCCGGCCGGCGAGCCCAATCGCGGCTGGCCGGGAGACGCCTTCGACATGCAGCCGGGGGAGGGGCCGCTCGGCTCGCGCCTCTGGCTGCTGCGCCGCCGCGCGCTCACCGAGGGCATCGAGCTTGAGGCGGAAGACTATGCGCGCGAGGCGCTCCAGAGCCTGATCGCCCAGGGCGCCTGTGTGCGAGTGGATGTGGCGGTGACGCGCCGGCCCGAACTGGCGCGGCTGGAGATCGACATCGCCCTTTATGGCCGCGACGGCGCGGTCATCCACCAGCAGCGTTACGCAGTTCTGTGGGAGCAGATCGATGGCCTTTAACACCCGCTCCCTGGACGAGATCGGCGCCGCCGTGCGTGGCGCCTTCCGGCAGTTCCTGCCGGGCACGG